TACATGCCAAGCAACGAAAGCATGACAACCACCAACGCACCGATCAACATCAACTACAGCGGGCCGATGTTGAACTTCAACGGTGACGAGTACATCCCTCGATCTGAAGCACCGAAGCTGGTTGAACAGGGCGCGAAGATGGGCGAACAGCGCACCATGAATCACCTGCGCAACAATCGTTCTAGCCGTCAACGCATCGGTATATGAGCCTCACAATCCTCACCAACTTTGTCCGCATCCTTGATTACGGCGGCCAACAAGGTGATGTGCCTGACGAAGATGACCTCGGCGTAAAGACGCAAGGGGCGTATCAGAACGGTTGGCCCGGCAAGACGGCCAAGCTGACCTCTGTTATTCCTAACGACGACAACGACTATGTCTGGCTTGGCTTTATCTATCAAGGCGCAGCGTTGACGCTGTCAGGGGACAACCTTGAATCAACCCTCGTGCTGGCCAACAACGATGTATCTATGAACATCGCCTTGGAGGCTGTCGAGAAGCGGTGGCAAATCAGGGTCGAGACCTGGGTGATGAAGAACGATGAGGAGCCCAAACCCTCATCGCGCCTGGCGATGGAAAAGTGGATTGCCGCCAGCATCGCCTATGACGCAGAGACAATCGAGATCACGTTGGCCAGCGCGATCGACGCAATCACAGCCAGCATTCCGCAGAAGGTTCTGACTGTTGATCGAGTCGGAGACCTGCCTGTTACTGGCAGCATACGAACGCGATGAGTCCGTTTGATCTGATTGGCTATCCATACAGACTCGGAGCTGACCCCACCCGTCATCGAGCCGCAGATTGTTTAAGCCTGACCCGCACGGTTTTAGAGCACCACGGGTTCAACCCACCAGCACCCGAACGGGATTGGTATCGCCGCTTGCGCAAAGGCGACACGTCAATCTTTCGTGAGCAACTAGATAAGTATTGCCAGCCAACTGATCGGCCTAAGATCGGTGTAATTGCTCTTTGCCACTCCCCCTTGGGGTTTGGCTTGGCTGTTTTCTTTGAAGGTGGATGGCTTTGCTTCGGAGAGTCGGCGGTGACATGGAGGCCCATAGGGGGCCTTCAAATTCAGCAGCTCTACTGCCTTACGAAGTAACGCTGATTGAGGAGCTTGGTCTAACTGTTGATGAGTACAGAGAATTTCAACGACTGACAGCGGAATATGACGGAACCCGTTCAGACGGGATCCGCCCGGTCAATGCTGAATTTGCGACGGTTGTGGCCGTCGTCAACTTGGTTATCGGCGTAGCGCTATCAGCGGCGGCGCTGATGATGAAGCCGAAGCCACCAAAGCCGCCGGAGCAGGACACAACTCAAAACCTGGAGACCGGCGACAACGTTGGTCGCTCAAAGTTCACGCCTCGTTACGGCTTCGACAGTGTCCAGCAACTGGCAACACTGGGCAAGCCAGTGCCGCTTGTTTTTGCACATCGGTGCCGTGCTGGCCTGGCGCTGCACAACACACCAGTACCCACCGCTCGAATCACCTGCGGTGGAATTCGAGTTAATACACAGCTGGTGTGGTCGCAGCTGATCTCTCACACGATCAACCAGGAACTCCGAATTGCCGCCGTAGTTGGCCTAGCTCGGCTGGGTAGGCGACCTGATTATGAGGGATATGCCATCGGCTCAACAAAGCTCGAAAGCTACCCGCAGGAGTCGGTGTTTCTGTCGTTCAACGAGGACGGCAAGCGACCGGTTAGCAACAACACCAACTGGACCTACATCTACGAAGAGGGGCGGCTAGAGCTGCCTGGGCAGCAGCCACCAGATCTGTTGTCGACACGAGTGTATGGGCAGAACCAAGGCCAGTGGAACTTGGTGAGTTGCAGCACCCACACCCCAAGCACTGCCACCAGCTTTGGCATTCATCGTCAGATGCCAAATGGTACGGCTTGGATGTTGCCGTTTAGCGGTGAGCTAATCCCTATCAACCAAAACAGCGAAGGCGTTCAGATTTCAGAACAGGAAACGCGGGACGAAGTCCGCATGGAGTTGATTAAGACCAACATTTATATGTATCCATACGGCGCGGGGTTTGTGGACCCTAACGACAAAAATGCATATAACCGCAACGGTGGTCGCGTCCAGGTAAGAGGCCCTGACGCAAGAACCAACCAGCCCGGCACCAGTGTGTTTTACAAGATAGGGAACAAATTGTTCAAAAATGATTTGTTCAATAATCAAGGCGTTACAGAGATCAACGATTACATAGGCAACATTCGCGCTGAGATTGACAGCGAACTGCAGTATGGCGAGATTTACATGATCAATAATTTTAAGGCGAAGCTAATTTCCCGCCCTGGGGACGTACTGGAAGGCAACCCTTCCGCAGACCGTTTTTACGAGTTCGAGGCCCTAGAAAAAGGCCAGTACAAGATTATGCGGGGTTTTGATGAAGAGAACCCTACAAACAAGAACTTCAAACGTGCTGGTGATGAAGGCGTCGATATTGACAACATCGACAACCTAGGGGGCAATAAGGAAGGCGATGACCTCGACAATTCTGCCTTTGGCAACAACCCCAGCCCTCAGTGCTCACTGATTGGACTTGTTGACGATGCACTAATTTCCAACACCCGCAAATGCAACGCGACTGAGCTTGGAATCAAGTCCAACGTGTGGAGAAAAATCTCCATGCCAAATATCAATAGCTTCCCTGATATAGACGCCACCAACAATTTGGAGGCATCGGGCAAGAACGTCATCTTGGGCCAGATGTCCCGATATTGCGAGCGCTATTCCTTTTTCAAAATCCAGTATCGGCGGGCGGGTAACGGCAACAACCCGCGTGAGGCAGGCAACAATTGGAACGCTTTGCATAAAGGAGTCAAGTTTGCCGTCAAGGGCGACACTCCCCAAGACCAGTACAACTTCATCCGCATTAGCCACCCTGAAGGCGAGCGTGATGCGTACGAGTACAAAATCGTTCCGGTGTCTGGTTACTCGTTATACGAGGATGTGAAACAGGATCGCCAAACAATTTGGCTTCTCAATGGACGCGATCGGTTGAGCACGGGCGGCGGTCAGCAGCAAAACGTTGAGAACGGATTCCGCATTGCTTTTAGTGGTCAAGAGCGACTGCTTTCAATCAGCGAGACCAATATCAAGGAATTCATGTTGGGGCCGCTCTCCAGCGACATTGCTGACGGTGCTGTCACCAATATCAGCCCGACTGATAACGGCAAGGAAATCATTCCCGCCTGGGCCATTGTCGAACAACGCTACACAGACCCAAGCCAGGCAAATCCTACCGATTTCAACATCCCAAGAAACAAGGTTGTAGCCAAGACGGAAAACGGCAAGACGACTTGGTATTACTACTGGAATGATGAGTTAATCGGGACCAAAGGGCCAAACTATTACGCTCGACCTGAATGGGTCATTGAGAAAGGCCGGTTTAAATACAAGGTGGGTGCTCAGACTTTTGTGGGCAACCCTCCACCTTCATGGGTCCGTCGTTTTTACATTCAAAAATGGGGTGTCGTTGGCGAGCCTGTTCCCAACGTTGAGTGGGTCAAGTACCCGGACAACCAAGGTCAGCTAAGGGGTTCAGGTTTCTCGATCAAGGTGTTCGCCTACAACGATCCGTTCGACCCTAACGACCAAACCAAAGACGCAGCGTTCTGGACGATTAACACCCGTGGCTCCGGCTACAGAGATGGCGAAATTGCCAAGTTCACCATCAGAGGAGTTCGCCAAGACATCAAGCTGAGCGCTGGCGTTACTGGAGGCCAGATCAACTATTACGAAGACGGAGCGCTGTCTGACTACCCGCAGTACGAAGGCGAGGAATTGAGTTGCCAAAACGGCCCAGAACACGAGCTGACATATATCAATGAACTGATCTACAAAAACGGCAATGAAGCCTCGTACGAGGACTTGGCGTATTTGACGATGCGTCTGCGGGCAGGTCGCAGCATGACCTCGTTTACCCAGCTGTCGGCGTATATCAAGGACGGGATTGCTGTTGAGCGGTTAATCCCAACCAACGTGATGCTGGAAACGGTCGGGCCTAACTATGTCCCCACCGCCAATAACCCGCTCAACACTGAGCCCTGGCCGGATCGTTATGCAACCTGCTTCCTGCCGGAAATTGTCTATGCATTGCTGACCGACCCAGTAATTGGCGTTGGTGAGTTAGTGGGCAGGTATCAAGTCAACCGCTTTGAGATTCAGCAAGCGGCTATCTACTGCGCCCGCAACGGCTTTACCTGGAACGGAATCATCGCAGAGCGAATCAACATCCGCGAATGGATCTACCAGCAGGCCAGCTACAACCTGCTCGACTTCACAATTCTCGGCGGCCGGTTTGCTCTCAGCCCTGCGCTGCTTACAAAGGCAAACGGGGAGCTGGACTTGTATGCCACCCCGCCAATCAGTGCTCTTTTCACAGACGGAAATATCCGAGACCTCCAAATAAAGTTCTTAGACCCAGCAGAGCGAGCGCCCTTCACTTGCGTCTGCACCTACCGATTAGAGGAAGGAAACGGGTTCCCGCAAACCCAGACCGTGACGGTTGCGCTTGCACCCAACCAAAGCAACAGCGGTTATCCAGGCGGCAACCAGGACCGCGATGTTGTGGAGACCTTCGACATGTCGGACAGCGTCACCTCTGAATCGCACTGCCTGTACTTCGCAAAGATGGCGCTTCGTGCTCGTCAATGCATCGACCACAACATTGAGTTCACGACTGTTGCCAGCGAGCTGGTTGATGTGAAGCCTGGCGATTACATCAAAGTTCAATCAGCCGCGACCCATGGCAACAGCTGGAATAACGGCAGCATTGGCCCTAACGGCCAGGTCACATCGACCAAGGACATCTCAGGTGGCAGCACTCGAATCTTGTATTGGAAACCAGGGATGCCCGGCGTGGTGGAGGCCACCCTCAATGTCGATGCCAACCAGCGAACGGGGCAAGCTGACTTGTGGGGTGCAGTCTTCACACACCTAGGAAGTGATCTCAGCAAGCTGCGCTGCTACAAGGTTTCAACCATTAGCTATGGCGAAGAGGGTGAGGTCAAGGTGACAGCGGCCCATGCCCCGCTGACCTACAAGTACAACCCGCAGGGCAGTCTGATGCTGGCAGACTGGGATGAAGATGACTTCATTGTGGAGACCTCGACCTGATGAAGGACATTGCTTTTCCGTACATCACGCCGTCATCCCGTGTTTATAAAGCCGGGAAGTACCCGACTCGGATTGTCGATTTTCAAAACGGGGCGCAGAGTGCCGTTAGGTATGGCAATCGCCGTAGTCAGTCCCAACTTCAGCTGGAGTTTAAAAACGTCGAGGAGAAGTGGGCCGTCAAGATTCTCAAATGCTACGAACGAGTCAACGAAAACTGGAATTACGTTCGCTTCAACAAAGGCGATGACATCGACGACCCCGACATTGATCGCGGGGGCGCCTGGGAAGGGGTCGAAGACCCAGACCTCGTCTCCCAGTGGTATCAGGAAAACTTTGTGGAGGCGTCAATGACCTACTGGCGCTTTGCTGAACCACCCGAGGTCACCAGCGTCGTCCCCGGCATCGTGACCATCCGGTGCAGCTTCGTTAGTTATTTGGACGCGGATTAGACTGGGAGCAATTCTTAGCCGGACTAGGTAACGGTCATGCATTTCTCCGGGACAGCTGGCCGCCTCTACATGCGCAACTGGGCTCAATATGTCGATGGCTACCCGGCAGGCCCTTGGAAGAGCGTTGGCGAATATAAGAAGTACATCACCGCAGGAGAAAACAACAAGTTCAACGACCCCACGCAGTTTGTGCAGATTGGGTCAGTAGTGAACTGGCAATTGGCAGGTAGTCAATCGGTGCTGTCTTGCACAACGTTGGGTGACACCGATGAGGTTTACGAAGCTGGCCTGAAGTCAGCAACCGGCTCATGCCGGATTCTGTATTACTCCAGCATTAACTCCCTGGGTAATGGCAGCGCTCGTGCCGCTGACGCGGAGAACCCAATCAACAAACTTGCCGCTCGATTCTTCAAAATCAGCCGTTGGGCTCAATCTCAACCTGCTGGACCCGGTTCTTATGGTCCGCAAAGAACGTATGACGACGGCGTCGGCAGTAAGGCTGATCCCTTCCTGTTCCGCTTTCTCATTCAGGACGACCCAAACAACACGTTTTTCCTGACGCAACCACCGGCGAACAGCAGCAATAACATCAACATTGACTTCTGGGCTCACATCACGTCATTCACCTTGTCGGTCGGTGCGGGCGAGATCTTTGCTGCAGACCTTTCATTCCAGTGCATCGGTTGCCCCACAGTTTCTGACTTGTGACCGTATTTACTGGTGCTGACGGCTTTGTTGAGCTTCAGCGGACTGCCGAAGACCAATCGCAAATCGTTCGAGACGTCCTAAACAAGGCGGACATCAACACTGATGTCCGACGATTTAGCGTAGACAAGAACGGTGTTGGCGGAATGTTTCTGCTGACTGGCGACCGCGTCAGCATCAGCTACGGAGCCGATCCCCAGACAGAACCTCTTGAGAACCCTTGGTTGGTGGCCAACCATACGAATAGTGAGGGCAAGTATTACCCGGATTGGACGGGCTATGTCGGCGTTGACGCCATTGGTGGTATCAGGCTGTTCGACACCTATGAATTAGCAGTAACGAACAAGTCTTCAGACGCCTTGCCACTTCAGGGAACCCAAGACCAGTGCACGATTCGGTTTGAGCAACAGAACATCGACTTTAGATGTGCTGCTCTGATGCAGGGCTATACCTTCACCACTGAGCGCAGCACAATTGACGTCACCCGGCTTGGAGACTCATTCCGCAAACAGTATGAGGCGGGCTTGATTAGCGGTCAGGGCAATTTAGATTGTTTGTGGCATAACAACAGTTCAAGGTGCGATAACACGCTCAGCTGTGGAGATACAGAATTCTCTATTTTTCTGTCTCAGCTTTGCATTCGAGTAATTACAGGAGCCCGCTTTACGGCTCGCTTTATCGTTTTCTTTAACGGCGCTCAGTCCGTGTTCTATGAGGCCGGTTGCGTCGTCACGAATGCTTCGATAGAAGTCCAGGCCGATCAAGCGGTCCGATCCACCATCGACTTTGCAACAACTGGCACGATTCAGCTGAAGGTTGGCAGCGTGCCGGGTCTGATTGAAGTTGACCGGCCGGATGGTGTTGCGGTGATGGGCATTGACGACGCCTTGCTACAAGAGTCGTTTAGTCCGATTTATCAAGACGATTAAACTACGTTTATCGATTGCCTTAGGCGGGGCGCATGGCTGACTTACGGATTTCTCAGCTGCCTGCGCTTACAGAGGGGGCGTTAGCCAGTGACGACGTCCTGCCGATTACGGATGTATCGGCGAGCGAGACCAAAAAAGTCAAAGCCGCCGACCTAGTCAAGTATGGGATTAGCACCCTGCCAGACGGGTCGATCTCGATTGACAAGATCGACATTCCCACCGGCACGCTGGACGGTGGCGACCTTGTCAAAAACTCCGTAACCGGCGGGGCTAACGGTGCCATTGCGCTGTCGACGATTACGGCAGACAACATCGCTGACGGGGCGATCGTTGATGCAGCGGTATCCGCAGTCAGCGGCGCCAAGCTCACTGACGGATCCGTCATTGACGCCAAACTTGCCAGCGGCATCGACGGCGCAAAGCTGCTCGACAACTCAGTCCCGTCAACCAAGTTCACCGGCACATTCGACGGCGGCAGCCTTGCGGCTGGCAGCGTTACCGACAGCCAGTTAGCTAGCGGAATTGACGGGGCAAAGCTGCAGGATGCCTCAGTCAACGACACTCAAATTGGCGGCGTATCGGGAACGAAGCTGACTGACGCCTCAGTCACGGACGCCAAAATCGTCGGCCTTGATGGCGCCAAACTAACGGCCCTTAGCGTCCAGGATGCAGCTCTTGCTTCCGGCATCAGCGGAAGCAAGCTGGCCGATGGCAGTGTGGCCAATGCTGCTTTGGCGTCAGGTATTGATGGGGCAAAGCTGATTGCCGGATCTATTACAGACACGGAAATTGATGAAATCAGCGGCACCAAAATCACGCAAGGGACACTGCCGCCCAACCGGCTTGATCCTTCGCTGCTGAACCGTTCGATTGGTCTGGATGGCGGTGGCAGCCTTGGCATTGCTAACAGCATCGTTGCGGGCACGATGTCCGGCATCAGCTTTAACGCTGTTGGCTTAATTGTTGGTGCTACCGCACTGGTTGGGACTGACCTGCCGCTGGCCTCTGCCACTGATGTCGGTGGCGTCAAGGTCCCGTCAACAGGTGGCCTCACCGTTACGGGGACAGGTGAGCTGTCCATTGAAACGGTGATCACGCCAACCACCATCAGCGGCATCACCGTTAATCAATTTGGCCAGATCGTCAACCTTGTTCCGCTGATTGGCGACGACTTACCCCCAGCCACCAATACTGAGCTGGGCGGCGTCATCGTCCCAGCTGGCGGCAAGTTCTCTGTTAGCACTGGCGGGGAGCTGACCCACAACACAACTCCTGTCGGGGCTGGGACTTACACGAAGGTCACAACTGACGCTTCCGGCCACGTCATTGATGGCGGTGGTCTTGAGCAGGCTGACATTCCCAATCTGGACGGCAGCAAAGTCAACCAAGGCACTTTGCCGCCAGGGGTTATCGGTGATAACTCGCTGCAACCAGCCAAATTTGCTGATTACTCGACCTGCTTAATGCAGGAAGACTTCCCCGGATATTCGCCCGATTATTACTTGGGGATGTTTTGGTGGCAGCCGTCTACGGCACAGCTGCGCGTCTATGCCAGGGGTTCGGCAGGAACTCAATGGGCAGCTGTTGGTTTCGGGGCATTACAAGCAAACAACCTGAGATGGGGCGGCACGATAAACGCTGAACTTGGCACCATCGTTACGGTCACTCAGTTTGGCAACAACGCGGGTTTAAGCCCCGGTGATTTGATCCCTACACCCACTAACGCTCTGTCGGGCTTGTATTTCATCACTCAAATTCCAGGATCTGGCGTCAATCAACCAGCAGTAGCTGGCCAAGAATTTACGAATGGTGATTGGCTGCTTTGCATTAACGAGGCCGAGGGATACACACGCATTGACATTGCCAATGGCGGTGGCGGTGGCGGTGGTGGCGCAACCCGACTTGACGATCTGATCGATGTTGAGATCGCCGGAGCAGGAGGATTGACTTTAAGTGACCTGCAAATGCTGCAGTACAACGCTGACAGCGGCATGTGGAAAAACCAGGAGTACATCGACGGCGGGGAATTTTAAGTAAACGCCTCAACTAGACTGGGCTGAGCGTCTGGATAGGCGTTAGCTCCCTGCATAGGAACCATGGCGACCCGCATTGTTCTCAAGAATTCAACTCAAGCCGATAAGGTTCCGTTGATTTCTGACTTGGTGCCGGGCGAGCTGGCCCTAAACCTTGCGGACAAAAAGCTTTATTCAAAAACTACAGGCGGTGAAAACGCTGAGGTTTTTGAGATTGGCAGCGGGCGAGTCAACGGCGGCACTACCCCACCGAGTAGCGGTGATGGCGTTGGAGACCTGTTCTTTGATACGACAACGAATCAGCTGCTGTATTGGGACGGTAATTCCTGGGAGCCGGTGGAGGCCGTGCTGTCGCTGAATGACCTGACTGACGTAGAGGTCACGGGCGTCACCGATAAACAAGTTCTGGTTTACAACGCCACGAATACACAGTGGGAAGCAGTTAGCCCATCAACACTGGTTGTTGATGTTGACCTGGGATATACCGCAGCGGTAAATCAAGGCACAGTCACTAACTCAGCAGGCGATAACGCCGTTATTCCTCAGGTTGCAGCGGATAAGGCGGGCCTGATGACGCCTACGCAGTTGTCAAAGCTGGATAGCATCCCCAGTGATTTGGCCTCACCATTGTGGGAGCAAGACAGCGGAGTCCTGTCACCCAAGACCAGCAGCGATAGCGTCCGCATTGGCGGTGACCAAGCGGCACCCCATATCGCACTGAATTCAACAGGATATTCAACGTTTAAAGGTGACGTGCTTATCGGCGACGAATCAACGTATTCGTCTTTGTCTGCTTTATTGAATAGTCTGCCAACGTATGTGGCGGATGGTTTCCGCAATGAGTTGAGGGAACTAGATGTTGATACGGCAGACCTGTTAGAGCAGCCAATTGATGAAGCATTTGCGCAACTACCTGTTGACTTGGTGCGTTCAATTCTCCGCGAAACACCAACAGGTAATATCAATCTTTCTGCAGACGGCAGCGGCACGTTTGCTGGTGGTGAGTTTCAAATTGCTGCCAATGGCTCAACAACTATAAACAGAGCTGCTGCCGGTAATAACTCGCTTGTATTTACTCGTGGAGGTTCATCAATAAGCGCATTAATACAAGCCGGTGGTACAATCTACCTTGGAACAGCTGGTGATGGAACGAGCCCTAAAATTGAACTAAACAGTAGCGGCAGCGCCACGTTTGCTGGGACTGTTGTTTCAGGTGCAGTACCTGATGATTCCCTTAGTGCCAATAATGGGACAAGCCTAAATATGGGTCGAATCTTCACTCAAGTACCAAGTGGGGTTGGAGATTCGACTGAAGTATATGGGCAGTATTACGGTACTAATAATGCTGTCTCATTCAAGGCTGACGGCAGCGCCGAGTTTGCTGGC